ATCCCACACGCGCAATTGTGCGTTGTCTGGACTCATTAACTCTTTGGCGACCACTTCCTCCATCGCCTTGCTGTCTGACATGCTCACGCCCCATTTTTTCGCCCACATGGCAAACATCTTGGCAGGGACAACGCCGACCAGCTTGTTATCGCTTCCGAAGTCGTTTCGACCGAGGCTTTTTAGGGTCTTGGCCCGCTCCACCGTTGACGTGAAGTCGTGCGTTTCCTTCACGATCATCTTCCCCGCCATGTCGTCCCAAATCACTGTCTCGTTTGTCTTCGTCATTTGTTGCTGCCTCGAATGTCTGGCGGGGACGCAGGTTCAGCATCCGCTCCGCATTTTCATTTGATGTCGTGAATGTCTCGCCCTCGCGGTGCAACAGACCATCAATAAACATACCCTTACAGGTTACGCGATATTCCATAATCACCCCTTTAATAGAAGGATGGGGCGACCGGAGCCGCCCCGCCTTAGTTATGTGATGGTGTTGTCAAACACGCCGCCGCTGGCAGCTTCGTTGCGAGACACGAAAGTCATCTCGGTCACGACCTGGCGTTTATCGGAATCGCCAGTCTTTGCGAGGGCAACGTTCTTGGTCGGACGCAAGATTGCGCAAGCAAACTTGTCCTTTTCCAAAATGTAGACATCGCGCGAACGGTTTTCACGAGTCGGCATGAACGTCACCGTTCCCCAAGGGGTCACATAAACCGAATAATGGTTGATGACCTTTTCAGATTCCGCCGTGACGTTTGACCGCTGGTTGTTGTTACCAGCAAAGCCAAGCGCAAGGTTCATCTGGAAGCTGGACAGGAAAACCGTGTCAGGCTTGCCGCCAGACTGCCAGCAAGATTGCATCACACTGTCGAAACGTGCTTGCGAGAATGCAATCAAAGTGGTCGTTTCGTCCGTTCTCGCATCGGTACCGTCGCCGGTTGCGTCAGCGCCTTCGTTTGCACCAAAGACTGTGTTGGAGATCAACCAAGCTGGCAGGCCAGCAAGTTCGCGGGCAGTTGTAGCGTTACCAACGACTTTGGCGTTATTGGCAAACAGAGCCTTTTCTTGGTCAAGTTTTTGCTCTTTTGCCACCTTCAAAATCTGGTATGCCATTTCTTTGGCGCGACCAGCTTTTGACAAGCCCTCATCCGTATCAGACACGATCACAGCGTCCTTAAAGATTTGGGTCCGGTTGTCGAGGCGAGTTGTTGCAGAGCGCGCGGTTGCAGCGGTGTCGTCGCCTTCGATATGGGCATTGGCACCGGAGCTACGAAGTGCATCAATTTGCCATTCATGCTTTGTGCTTGTCGCCTTGGTCTTTGCAATGCCGGAAAGAAACGGCGTTTCTTCTGGTGATACATCATAGATGATGTCCGAGAGGTCTTCACGAATACCTACTTGGTCGTAGGAATCGAATGTATTAGCTGGCTGTGCCATTTGGTGTTCTCCTAAAAGGGGCTAAACCGTTATGATTTTGGCTCAAGTATTAGTGCCATGAAGTCATCTGAACTCCCTGACTTTCGTGCTTGGGCCAGTTGCTTTTCGCGCACCATGCTTTTTGGCTGTGGACGCCGTCCTGTTGGCTTGACTGACTTATGGGGCTTGGGCGTCGTTTTTGCCTTTGCTGTGCCAGATTGCAATTCTCGCCACCGCATCGCATCGTTTAGAACGCTTACCGCGCGTGCATCAGTCAGGCCCATCAACTCATCAGGGCTGTATCCGTATGCACTCTGTCCGACTTCAACCAATTTTGATTTCAATGCGGTTGCCTTTTCAGGGTCCGCAAATTCTGGAATCAACTCAACGAGCCGCGCCGCTTGCTTTTGCAAGTCCGCTTGGGTTTGTTGATTTTGGTACTCACGGGCGCGATTTGATGTCTCTGATAGCTGCGTCTGCTGTGCAGTGTAGTCAGCCACTTCAACGTCGTATTGGGCCTGTGCGCGCATGTAACCGATTGGATCAGTTTCAAGCATTTTGGAGTCGGGTTTCTGCGGATGGGCTTTCAACCCGTCGCTTTGCAGTTTGTGGACGGCATCAGCAAATCTCTGCTGGTCCGCTTGGAAGGCTACCATATCGGCTTGGAACTGTTTGCGTCCGTCCGCCGTTTCCTGCATGCCTTTTTGGATATACGCCTGCCCCGAATAGGAGCGCGTTAGGTCGTCGAGCGTCACCGTTTTATCTACGCCGTCAACTTTGACAGTATAGGATTGCGGTTGCTCATCGCCGTCGCTTGGTTCGGCTGCGTCATCCTCATCGTCGGGTTCGTCCGCTTCGTCTGCGTCTTCGTCCTCTGAATTGTCTTCTTCGTTGTCGTCCTCAAGTTCCTCCACCAGTTCCGCGTCTTCGGCTTCGGGTGCGTCGTCTTGCGCTACCTCGTCGCCCTCTGCGTTAGGGGATGAATCAAATAGCAGGCTTTCGGCTGCTGTCTCTAGGTCAGTCGTGTTCACGGTCCTGATCTTTCTTTGCTAAGATATCGCCAGTTTTCACATATCTGCTCAATTGGCCTTTGACTTCATTAAGCGCCAACACCATGCGCCGGGCCTTGAGAACTTCCTCATCGGTTGCCGACACGTGGGTTAAGACACCAGTGTGGTATAATAGTACCCCATTAAAGGCGTCTTGTAAAACATCATCTTTCAACAGTGCGTCGGCCCGTTGCGCTTTTTCCCGTTTGTCCATTACATTTGGCCCCCATTGAAGTTACGCGGCGCGGCCTGTTGTGCGCCGATTTGCGCCACGTCAACGCTTGTGCCGTATTGACCAAGGATTTTGGCCGCATCCACAAGCAAGTCCTGCGCCAATTTATCGCGGCTTAGGTCATCGCTTGACGCCATTTCCATCAGCTTGCGTGAATGCTCCATTGTCGCCTTCTGCATATCAACCTGCGCGCGGGTCTGTGCTTTCATCTGCTCGGCCTGCAAGAACGCCTGATTTGGGTCGCCCTGTTGGCCTTGCTGTTGTGCCGCCTGTGCCGCCGCTTGTTGCATTTGCTGCTCAATCTGCGCGTTCATTGGCTGCAAATAGCGGTCCACGTTTGGCAAGCCGCCAAGCGTCATCAGGTCCGCCGCCGTGTTGCGAATGTTGGTCAGCGTTACAAGCCCGTTTTGTGGCCCGTAAGAACTGTAAACCTGCATTTGGGTCTGTTGCATTCCACTGAGCATAGCCATGCGTTCTTCGTGCTTGTTGTTGCCAATGCCCACGGTTGTTTCCATGTCCATGTCAACGCCCCACGAGCGCGGGTCAACTGGCACAAATTCGCCGTCAATCCGCATCATTTCGTCAGGGTTGGGGTTCTGGCGCGCAATTGTTGCAATGGTTTTGAATAGCTGCTTCATGCCACCCTCTGCCAGCACCCGCGCCATAAGTTCACCCACCGCCGTAGCGGCTGTTACAGCGGCATTAACCCCCGCCGCCGTCTGTGACTGCAAGGCGTCCGCATTAAGGCCCGCTGCCCCGTCGCCAATGCCTGTCTTGGCCCGTGTCGCTTCGTCAAAGAACTGCATAGCTGGGAGCGTCATTGTTGAACTTGACCCAACCGTCAATTCTCGAATCTGGTTAATATCCGTCGCGCGGATCAACGCCCCGATTTCGTTGTTTTGCACGTCGTCAGATTCAACCGCTTGATCGTTGAAAACGATTCGCGGGTTGTTAATCATGGCGATGTTATCAAGCAGGCCGCGCATCAATGACGTGGCCGCGTCTTGGTCGTCAATAATAATATCAACCAATGACCGCCCGAAGAATGTATGCGGCTCTGGGTCAACCTCAAACACGGCGAACGGGTTATAGTCGCACAGTTCATAGTCAAGGACTTCGTAGTCGGTGCCAGCGCACAGGAACTTATACAAACGCGGGACGCCCGTGCCTTCGATGTCCATTTTCATATATGCTTCGGTTATTTCAATCTTGCGCATAGATGGGTCAATGCTGCTTTCTGTGTCGTCGGAATCGTACCCACGCCGCACAAAGTCTTCCTCCTCATCCACAACGCCGCCAACGCCGCCAAGTTCAAAC